ACGGAAGTATGGTGCCGGAGTCGTTAAGCGGTGGCATGAAGAAGGTCTGATTAAATACCTGCAGGATGCTCGGGGGTGCAAGATCAGGATAGACCGGATCCAGATTGAGACTGTATCGAAGGCCAGCAACCGGGGAACATAACTTTCAGCTAATACTTACAGATTTAAAAAAAGAAATTGGTTATAACCCAAAAGCCCTGAGTGCCTCACATCACTTGAGGGCTGGCCCCCGGTGAGTTGCTGGGGGCTTTTTTTAAGCTAAAACGCTTCTAATTTCAAAAGTTTTGTAACTTTATCAAGCCTAACAATCGAAAATCATTATGAAGGTTTATATCTCCGGAGATACATCAGGACCTCCCCAAACAAAGTTTAAATTTGAGGACGCTGAAGTCTACTTGAAAAAGAATAATCATATCCCTGTTAATCCACTTAAAATAGATCCTTCTAGACGAAATGAGGTACTTGCCAGCTGCGATGCTATTTTCCTTTTGATCGACTGGGCCCAGAGTAAAGAATCCATAATGGAAAAACATATTGCTGACACTACCGGCAAAAAGATACTCTTTGATTCGCTGGTTGAAGAACATAAAAATCTGAAGGGGTAAAAAGAGATAATGCCAAAGTTGGCGACATTAAATTCAAAACAATGGGGGATCCTGCTTCTGGTTAAAGCAGTAGACCCCCCTCAAATTTAAGATTCAGTCACTTATCTTTTCAAATCCTCTAATTTGGCTAATCTCAAAGCCAGACGTTCAGATTTTGATTTTTTAAAACAGGAATAGTCTACAATTAAATTGCCTTCAATGATCCGCTTTTTTTCCCCTAGTATACGTTCATTTCGTTCGCCCTGAGCATTATAATACTCATCATTGCTAAGTGAAATCTTTTTGTATTTCTGAGTTAATGCCATTTTTATTCTTATTTCCAATTTGTTTCCATTCTGAACACTGAATTTTAATTATGTGTCTGATTTTCAATGTTATTGTGTAGCTTCATATCCGCTACACTCATCCTAATGGGGCTGAATATGCGGGTTTGGTATTTGAAATTACCGTATCCGTTTTAACATTCAATTTCTGAAGTTCGGCTACAGTATTGAAGGTATTCGTTTCGATCGCCGCCAGTCTTACAAGATGCTTAATACCTTCGCGCGAGTAATCCTTCATAACCCTCAAGTCATCTGCCTGACGTCTGGCAAGCCCGACCCATTCCGATGCGGTATCTTCAGATATAGTTTTCATTAGGGTACCTACCATTCCGGATTGAGATGCAGAACCTATTGCCGGGCTTATACCGGCGGCATCATAAGCGGCCTGTCTATCTGCATTTGCTTTTGCAATTATTTCATCGTACTGTGCTTTCAAAGCTGCCTTCTCTGCATCATCTAGCACGCTGTCTGCCATGGCTATCTTAAATTGTTCATACCAGGGTCTCAAATCAATTAGAAGCGTATCTTTAAGAGCAGAATCAATTGCATTCGTCATGAATCCATTGAAAGTATCTGCAAAGTCAGCTGCCGATGTTTTACCGTCCTGAAAGCCCTGAACAATAGCATCTGCAACTGCTGATGCAGTGGTATTTGTGTAAAAATCAGTTAAGGCCTGGTTTGAGTTTTCAATTTCAACTGTTGTGGCCTGCCATGTCGCATATGCTGCGTCAGCCTTGTCCTGTCTCCATCCTAATAAATCCCAATGCGTATCTGCGGCCTTTTGCAACCTTTCATATTCAGCTTTTTGAGCGGCAGCCTTTATTTCTAAATCAGTTAATCCGCCCTCTCTGGCTGCCGCTTGACCTCCTTTTTGCTCTGATTGTTCTATTAATCTTTGTTGCTTTTCGAGTAATTGATTAATATGTTCTATTTGCTTTTCAAACCGTGAAGCAGAAGAAGGAATTTGAGCTATTATACCCGAAAGCATTGATACTGCTGCACCAGGAAGGTCACCTTCGGCAAGTTGATTGAAAGCATTTAATCCAGCATTTAATAGAGCCGTAGACTTTTCGTTTAATCCAATCTCTTGACCGATCTGACTGACTAAATCGGTGGCAGCCTTGACAATTTGCTGTCTTAGTTCTAACTGATCTTCAAGTGATTTTTTTGCAACTTTATCAGCGTCAGCGGAATCTTTTTTCTGTTTAGCTCTTCCTGCTTCAGAAAGCATTGCAGTACCGGGAATGTAATCTACCTCCGTGGTTACAGGTGCGCCAGCTAATGTATTTGGAATTTTAAGACCTCCAGGTAAAAGAATTGGTGGTTTTAATCCTGTAATCTTTGAGGGTGTCGATTCTCTTACAGTAGCAGCCATGAGAGCAGCGTTTATATTTGCTTGGCGCGCTTTTAATTCAGCTTCTAATAAAACAATCTTTTCAGCAATTTCCTTAGCCTCCTTTTTATTACCGTCTCCAATAGCATCATTAAGCAACTTTTGCTGTTCGGCAATTTCCTTCCCGATATCGTTACGTTCTTCCCAAACCTTATTTTGAGCATCAATCTCTGTCATCCACGCATCCCAAAGCGTATTCCATGCTTCTGCTGCCTGCATCTTATCCCTTCGGTTTTTCTGACCATAGGCTGCGATAGCTTCATTGGCTGATGCGGCGGCATCAGATAATTGTTTTCTTACTTCAGGCGTAATCTTGCCTATCTGAGTAACATAATTACCAGCCTCTCTTGCATTTCCTTCTAACGCATTCCGTTCCTTTAATAAGTCTGCAACATAAGCCGCATTCAAACCAGGTGTACGTGTGAGTTTTGTTATCTCGTTATACTGTTTACCGACCTTTATTAAATCTTCCAGAGACTTGTATTCCTTAAGAAAGTTTTCAATTTGCTTAGTTGTCAGTCCACTATCTGAAGCGGCCTTTTTTAGATTTATATCATAAGCCGATTTTGCCAGTGCCGCTTCCTGAGTATATTTTTCTTTTTCAAGTTCAATTATTTCCTGAAGTGCAGCGAATCTTGCCCCTGTGTTCTTTTTGTCTTTATCATACGTCTTATCTCTTAATTCTGCTATTTTTACATCATCTTCAGATGACTTGATTTTCTGTGCATTCTCTTCATTGCGTAAATTTGCCATTGCATCAACATACTCAGTCGCTCCCCTTATTGCCCGGTCCATGCCAGAACTAAAATTGCTCCAATCTCCGGAAGCAATTACTTTAAAAAAATATCCGACTGCCGAACTTGCAGCTCCGGTTATTTTTTCAAAAGCAATAGTAGTTTCAGTATTGGCCGCAATAATCGCTTTTCCTATTTTCATTGCAGCCGCAACAGAGAATATTCCTGCAGCCCACCTACTAAGAGTAGTTATTAGCGATTTTTCAGAACCGTCCTCCCGTTTATTATTAGCAATGGCTTCATCCTGCAATTTCTTCAATTGAGCCTGTTCCTCAGATAAAGCCCTCTTTGCTGATCCTAATTCACTCCCCATCGCTGATTTTACTTTCCCAGGAGAGGCATTATCATATACTTTTTGTAGGTTTTTGACATCACCCTCAATAGATTTGATCAGGGCTTTTTGTTCTGTTATTGCATCTTTAAAACTTTTTGTCATTTTATTCAATCCGGCATCAGCTTGACCGCCCGCCTTCTCAACATCCTTCGCCCATTGTTTTACATTCTGGCTTGACTGCTTAACTCCTGCCGAAAGTTTGTCAACGTTTAAATCGGCATCAAATGTAATACTACTCATGACTTTAAATTTTAAATTATTAATCCTTTATGTAAAAATTAGCCGGCAGATCATCGGGTAAAAATGTTTCTTCAATGTTTGCTGCTGTTCCTTCCTCAATAAGCTTCAGGTTCTCAAGGTAGCCTGCCAGATCAACCAGGCAGATATCAGCCTGATATGAAATGACATTGTACCCTTTTGATTCCACGTATGAAGCGTAATTCATCCCTGCAATACCAATAAGCTGAAAGCCTGTCGGCTTAATAAGATCCTGAATGTGTGCTTTATTAGTTACGATATTATTATTTTCGTGTACCAGTTCTCCATTGAAGAAGATAAAGTACCCGATTGAATTACGAAGGTTTGTCGTGTCATCCTTATACTGACCCATTGCATGGTCCTGCATCTGTCCCCTGGCATTGATCACAAAGTCCTCACCTGCCATAATGAAAGCACGAAGGATCTTTTTGTACAACGCTTCTTTTTGCCTGTTAAATTCAGCTTCAAAGTCGCCTGAATTGAAATTGCATTTTATTCCCACCTTATTTTGATTTTATACTATTAACTTCTCATGTAAGGATTAATTAAAAATCTGATTTTAAGAAACTGTTTCATGTGCTCCTGAGTTGAAGCAATTTTATAGCTACCACGAATATCAGCCCTGGGATCCAGTTTTATTCTTTCTTCAACCTTTTTGCATAAATCCTCCGGAGTAAATCCTATCCTCATACAAAACTTACCTTCAGTAATGGTCAGGTAACCCCTCCTAACAAGCTCGACTGTTACTTCCTCAAATGAACGTGGTTCCTTTTTTTTCTCTGCGATTTTCATAACATAAATTTACACCCTCTGATACTCATTGCTTTAAGAAATGACCAAATGATACTAAAAACTTATAAATCGAGCTTCCATCTGTATGAGATTTTATAAACGTTTCCAATATGTTTCCCGAACTCCCTTATTTTAATAGTTATATATTTGATTATCAATACATATTATTAGCGGCGGATACGCTACATTCATTTGTAATATTCAGCACCATTTTTCAAGCAATTCAACATATTTTTCTCTGGCTTTTTGGTCCATAATAAAAGCGATATCTGTAGTCTCGTGATTAATTCTCATCAGATCATTAAAAGAATAATTGCAGTCATGACTTTTAAAAGGTTTTTGTTCACTTGAATCATCCCAGGTGACTATAATGTCATTTTTGCCCCTGAGAAGTGAATTAAGATATTCCACTTTCGAATATGGCATAAGTGAAATACTTGAAGGGGGCTTCTCTCCGGAAACTTGTTCACGTTTAGAAACAAGTTCAATACTCATTCTATAGCCTGGCAAATCCTCTATTTCCTGCTTTGTAAACAAGACCCTTGTTTCTCTGCACAGATACAAACCATCCTCCTGTAAATCGAAGTTTAACGGGGGTTGTGGTTCATACGGAGCCAGAAGTTCAAACCTTCCCGATTGTAATTTATTGAGAAATTCAATCTTAGCAGATGCCGGAATACCTTGTAGAAAGTTTTTTTTCATCTTCAGTTTTTTACTTATTATGATTTTCTTCCTTTTCTAATGCCGAATGCAACTGTTTTAATTCATCCGTTGAAAGCTCAGACAATATCTCTGTAGGGAAATGATTCTGTCCATAGCGATAATTTATATCCGTCTCAGAGTTGCATTTCAATAAGCTATTCAGGTATTCAGATTGCGTGTAAGGCATAAGCACATATCCCTGAGGTGGTTTCTCTCCATTGACCTGCAGCTTATTGTTGACAATCTCAATTGCCAGCCGGTACCCGGGAAGGGAAGTCACTTCTTTTCCGGTCAGTATTCTTCCATCCTGTTTACACTTAAAAAGACCATCAGGTTGTAAATCAAAATCCAGTTTTGGCTGTGGTTCACAATGATCTGCCAGTGTGAATTTTCCAGATTGCAGCTTCTCAAGAAAGCTTATTTTTTCTGAAGTCGGAATCCCTTGTAAAATTTTATTATCCATGTTTTTATGATTCGTTAGTGAGTGAACGCGCCGCGCCGATTAGTCGGATGTAGTAATAGATCCAATTGATATATGTAGCTGTTTGAATTTATTTTCCTGATTTCCGGGTAACTGCTCAGATAATAATTCGTCTCAGCGTAAACAATGCAATCCCAAATTTGAATTTTGATAAATTCAGAATGATAAAAGGTTGCAGATATATGACCATCTGGCTTATTTAAAAAAACGGTCCGTTCATCAGCCGGAATTTTGCCGATGATAATCGAATCCCTTTTAACAGTAATACTATCCATTGCTTTTTGTAGTTAAAATGCGTTCAATAATTTCGTCAATCTGTGATTCTGTGAGCTTCCCAAACTCAATCTTCCCGGCTATTTCGTTTCTAATTGCTGCATTAAATCCCAAAATGTTGCTGATACTATCAAGAGCTTTCTGCTTATCATAAAGTTTGATCTTGACAGATGCAACCCTCATGGGGGTTTTCTTTCCGGAAGGATCATCAACATATTCAGTTCGTAACTTGGTATCAATTTCAGCAATACAGGCTTTCTGATCCTCAGTAAGTTGCTCGAATTCTTTTTTCTTTATCCACGTGTTATGAAGGTGCGCTATTGAGCTGAATGCTATCTTTTTATGTTCATTTAAGACTTTTAATGCACCAATGCCGGCAGTTTCAGAAAGATGACCCTTCAAATCCTTAATTTTGTTTTGAATGTTAACTTTTGTTAATAATTTACTGCCTATTGACCTGGCTGTTCTTTCTGAATAACCGGCCCTAATTGCCGCCTGTGTTGCATTAAAATCAATGCAGTATTCGTAACAGAATCGCTCTTCCTTGGCCGTTAATTTGTCTTTAGGTTTCATTCTACGAAACGAATTAGCGGAAGCATGGCCTTAAGGCTATCATCAATCGGATATGGCATTAAAGATTCTTTAATCCTGCCCCTGACCATAAGGCCGCATCCTGTATTCGCTCTGAGTAAATCAACTGGATTATCACAGATAGATATCCCCGTCGGAGGATATTTAAGTATTGCATTCGAACCTGAGACACCGCCTGTCGAAACTTCAACCAGGACAGCATCTGTTAAAAGCGCAATTCCTAAGGGTGCATTAAGCTCAATGTCATCATAACTGAAGGATGATTCTTCATCTATCGAGATAATGGCTCTTGAAATTCCTGTTCGCGGAGTATTAATGAGATAATTACCAACTTTAAACTCATTAGTTTTGTAAACCCTAACAGTTGTTGCACCTGATGCGGCGCCTACAAATACCTTAGCTGTTTTCACAATGTGGCCTATTCCGTTGGTATCAATGCCGAGCAGAGCACCTTCCTTTAAAACTGTTGATGAGGTTTTGAAGTCA